CCACCGTCCGTTGAAACATAGACTTGGCAGCCGCCGTACCCGGCGCTTGGTGAAGAGACGACGAACCAAATCTGGTTGAGGTTGCTCGACAGGCGGGCGACCGGCTCGAAGATGACCGGCGAGTTGATATCCCCGGCCGTGGCGTCGGTTGAAGGCGAGTAGGGTGAGGGCGCCGTCACGCTGATATCCTGTGGCGCGTGGATGCCATAAACGAAAGGCTCGGCCTCGCAGCCAATGTCCATCGTGTCGCTCTGCTCGACCTTCGTGAGACGAACCGGAACCAGGTTGAGCCCGAGCAGCGGGTCCGTGATCGTGACCAGATCCATCGCTTCGAACAGTTGCCAGCGGGCATTCAGCGTGAACTTGTAAGACACCGGATCGATGTAGCCCTGCCGGCGCACGGCGATGCGGAGAAGCTTGCGGGCGACCGCCACGTCCTGCACGGCATTGTTGACCACCGGATCAGCCTTCCGGACTCCGTAAAGAGCGATGCCGGCCGCGTCCGGCTCCACCGTCGTCATCTGGGCATAGTCGGAGCTCCGGTTGATGTGCTGCATCTGCAGAACCGTGTTGATGTCCGTCCGTGCCGCCCGGATTATCGTGATCGGTGAATTTCCACTCTGCGCAATGAAATCGCCGTTCTCCGTGCTTAGGTTGGCGACTGGCCCCGAGGCCGTGGGGGAGATGTATTGGGTGCCATTGCCTACGGCCGAAACTTCACTTCGCGGAATCAGCTTCAGCTTGAAGCCGGACCAGACCGGAGCGCAATTCGCGGCCGCGCAAAGCGTGGCGATCCAATCCCGCGCGGGTAGCTGTGAATCCATCGCGAGTGATCCGTAAAGACTCCCGGCCCGGCACTGGTCACGGGTGAGATCCAGCGTGGCGCGATCCATGATGTTGGGAAGCGCCTTGGCATAGACCGGAGGGACGGTCGCTTTGAAAGCGATGAGAATCAGTGAGCAGTTGGGATCCGTCTTCGCCACCGGCCACTGTTGGGTGTAAGTCGCGGCCGTCGTGATCACGCGCTGCTGGACGGTCGGTACAGTCACGATGGCCGTGCTCGCGAGTTGCTGCGTCTTGCTGGCGATGATCGGCCACAGCTCGAGATACCCCTGGGTATCCGCAGGCGAAGCTCCCGGTACGATGTTTTCCTGCAAGGAAACGGCGAAGATCATGCCCAGCTTCCCCGGATCGTTCGTGGTGGTGATCGAGACGGACGGGCGCACGCCGCGTGCGGATTGCACGCCATCAAAGGTGTCCACGCCCGGAATCTCCATCATGACGATGGAGCAGGCGTTCGTGCCGTCCAGCGTGACGGTCAGGGTGTTCGATCCGGCCAGACAGTTGACGCAGTACCACACCGCGATCGTGCCGAGCTCCGTTCCCGCCTCCGCGATGTAAGGCAAGTCCACCGCCTGGCTCCATCCCGCATTGCCGAGCGAGTCGGAGACTCCGGTGATGTCGGCCGTCGTGGTCGTCATGATGGCGAGCAGGAGGTTGCCCGCGGTGTTCGGCATGTTGAACGTGAAGTCGTGGCTGGCTGAAATGGTGTAGTCGCAGAACATCCGTTTCTGGATGGCCCCCGGGAAGTCATAGCAGTTCACGCCGCGCTGCACAGGTGAAATCCCGGTCGTGCTGCCCAGGGCCGCCTGACTCTGACCCGACTTCACGATGTCTTCAATGATGTCCACAAAATCAGCATCACCCGTGGGATAGACGGCCCACTTGCCGAGCAATTCTCCCTTAATCAAAGGAATGGCACCGGACGAGCCCAGGTCAAAGTTCGGACTCCCGGCGCCGGCATACCACGGATAGAGAATCTGCTCGCTCGAATAGCCGGAGTACTCGCTGCCCGAGCCCAGGACGTTTTCAAATGAGAGGCGCAGCCTCGCGGCGGGTGACTGATACAGCGTCGAGGCGTTCATCCGGACGTAATAAGCCGTCAGGAAAAGGGAGCCCATGCCGAGCGAGAGCACGGAATCCACATAGAAGCTGGTGCCGTAGCTCGGCTGCCAGCGGTAGGTGTAGGGCCAAGCGCGATACCCCATGCCGTCCACGGGATCGGGCCCGAAGAGCAGTTCATTCCAGAGTGGCCGCCCTGAAAAGATGTCGTGATAGACCGACCCCGGCCCGCCATAATCATTGAAGTTGCCGGCGTACTCGATGCGCTGCGTGACGGCGACCAGCGCCAGAAAGTGGGGATCGGTGATCGTCATGTGCGTGCCGCTCGGGCTGAGACTGGTCGTCGATACCAGATCCAGACCGTACCGGGTCGAGTTGACCCAAATCTGAAGCAGCGCCAGGAGCGGGTTATGCCCCAGCAAGAAGTCGATGTTTTCAACGTAAGTCGGCGGCCCGCCCTTTTTCGACGCCTTGCCCTTCTTCCCGCCTCCACCCTGCCGCAGATGGTTGGCCCAGATGGCCAGGAACGGGGAGCACGTCATTCCATAGACTTGCGGGATGGTCATCCCGTAGGTCGATGCCTGAAGCATCGTGCCAAGGGCTGTGGGCCGCGTGCCGGATTGATTCCTGCCTCCGAACATCTCAGTCGCTCCAGGGAGTGAAGATCGCCATTTCCGTGTGCGCCAGCGCTGCATGGAGCGCCAGGTTAACCTCGTTCACGCTGCGGTCGAAGGCATGGACTCCGTGCGGCCAAGCCGTCACGATCGCGCCATGATTGTAAATCCGGCTGCGCGCCACTTTGAAGAGCACCAGGTCTCCGGGCTCGGCGTTAGGCGTTCCGATGCAGATCGTCTCGGCGATCTGTTTGGCGTGCTTGAGTAGCGCGTATTTGTAGCGCTCTTCCGTGGCGTGGTGAAACCAATCATGGGAATAAAAGCCCAGAGCTTCCCGCTGGCACGCGCCGATCTCGATCAGGTACTCCGCGAGCAGAGTCGCGCAGTCGATGCCGGCCCCTTTGAGGCGCCCGCCCAGGACGTAGGGCGTCCCGATCCAAGTGCGGGCCACGGCCATCGCCTGTTCGCGCGTCATCATGCGGCTGCCTCCGGCGCCGGGACATACGGGAATCCAAAATAGTCGCCGTCCGCCTGATCGATGGGACTCTGCCCGCTGACATAGAACTTGTCGCCGAGCGTGGGAGTCCACGGCATCGGAGAATAAATCTGGAAGCGGTTGTACTGGTGCCCCGCGTAGGTGTAGTTCGAATTCTTCCCGATGACGCTGAACAGTCCCGCGAGCGTTGCGTCGGCCGCGAAGACGAGATAGCCGCCGTCAAAAACATCGTTTGTGAAGATGTGCGTCGGCGTGCTGGTGCAGTCGGCATTGATCACGGTCGGCGAGCTGGTGTCCGCCACGATGAATTCCGGCAGCGAACTGAAGCCCGCGGGCGGCGTCCCTCCCGTATAGCTCGCGAGAGAGTTTGTCACCTCGATCACGCCCTGCGGAACCTTCTGGTCAAGCACATAGAGATAGCTCTGGACGTTGAACTTGATTTCGCCCCGATCCACTTGAGCCTGCCCGATGACCCCACCGAAGAGTTCATAGGCTCCCCAGGTGTTCGCATCTCCCGGCGTCGGCATGAGGCAGCGCCACAGGCGAAAGCGCCGGTTGTCATAGAAGCCCAGGCGCGCAAGCTCATAGGAGCTGGTCGTCGGAATGGAAGAGGTCAGGGTTACGTTGTGCGGCGCCCAGGAGATGTCCAGCGCCTTTGAATCCAGGTTGATGTCACTGGAGACCGTCCCGCGCTTGACCACGGCTGGAAGGAAGGTTCCCCAATGAGACCAGAGCAACGGAGATTCATAATTCGTCATCCACAGCGCTTGCGGATCGTCGGCTTCGCCGATCAGGTAGAGGTCGGCCTGCCAAAGTTCGTTTCTGGCTTTGAGCGCCGCGAGAACCGTAGCCGTTGAGTCGTTTCCATTGCCATCGAGAACTTGGCGCATCAGACAGTCGGCGGGCGGTCACTAACCAGCGTGATCGTCCCGGCCCCACCTTTCCCTTCCGACCCGCCCACGGTCCACAGGTCGCTCACGAATTTCTCGAAGTCGATCGCATCCGTCTCGAAGCGCACGCGGAATTGATATTTGAAGGCGGCGGTGATCGGCTCGGTCGGCGTGTGCCCCGCCGTCCAGGAGAGGTATTGCCCCATGTAAGAGTAGCCAGGGATGGCGAGCCCGGGCGTCGTCGAGAGCGTGTAATAGCCCGCCGTCGCTCCGTTCGCATAGAAGACTGGACTCGGACTCGTCTCAAGGTCCGTGATGTCTTCGAGGAAGCCGCCCAGGTTCCGTTGAACCGGTGAATAGTAGAGGCCGGTCGAAGTGTCTTCGACCAGCGGCAGTTGCGTGAAGAGGTTGGGAACGGCCGTATATCCAGCCCCTTCATCCTTCCACGTGAGCTGAGGTGAGCTCGGCCCTTCCGCGACCGTTCCGCCGCTCGTCGAGAAGGCGGGCGCCGAGGCACCCGATATCCCGCCCACGGTCGCTTTCTGCCAGTGTCCGGAAACGAGCAGGCTTGAATTCGCCGGATAGTAGGTCGCTGCTTTCCAACCTGCGGTCAGCACGCCCGGGCCCATATAATTGTCGTCGGGATCTTCGAACAGGAACGTGGCCTGCTGCCCGCTCTGCTGCATGAAAAAGCCCATCAGCGCTTGGAGGTCCGTCCAGGGCGAGTTCCCGTTCGTGATGTTGGCGGGGTCGTTGAACAAAACCTCATAGGTCAGCGTCCAGCGCCAATAGGGGTTGCGGGTCTGGGCGATGCGCGTGGAATAGAAGTTGGGAGCGTCTTGCACGAGGGTGTTAAAGAGCGGGCGCTTGATCACCGTGAAGGCCAAGCCCCGGACGGCGCTCGATGCTGCGCTCGCTGGATATATTTGCATCGTCATCCCGCCAACTCCCCGCGCCGCTGCGCCTGCCGGATCATGGGAACCAGCTCGTTGCGCAAGACCTCTTTCGCGTCCGGCCCATTATGATGCAGGTTGAACGTCGTGTGATGATGACTGACGCGCCCACCCAGAGTGCCCCCGGCCGCCATCGAGCGGAAGGCGCTGGAGACTTCGACCGGCATCGCAATCTCGCCCTGATGAACCATGGCGAGTCCGGTCTTCTGGGCAAGCCCGCCCTCATCAAAAGATCCAACAGCCATCGTCTGCGCAATGGCCATGGCGGCGATCACGGGCGCAAGAGCGACGTTCGCAGGAAACGGGATCGCCTCCATGACGGAGGCGTAACCGGCCGCTCCGGCCCTACCGGCATCGGTGGTGACATCGGCCTGAGCGAAGAGCTTCTTCATGATATAGCTCAAGAGATACTGCTCCGCCTCTTTCATGAAGAAGTTGATCATGGCGGTCGCCATCTCGTCCGCAATGTTGATCACCATCTGGCCGAACGTCTCGTGCCCGGTGATCCAGGACGTGATGTTGTGGTTCACGATGCCGGCGATCGTGTTGTACGTTTTGAGGAAATTCTGCTCGACCTGAGTGTTGACCTTTTGAGACTTCAAAGCGCGTTCCTGATCGAGCGCTTCCATGCGCGTCACCACGCGCATGTAATCTGTGGTTCCCACTCCATGGATCCGCTCCGCATCCGCCAATTCCAGCTCCAGCAGCCGATGCTGCTCGGAGTACCATTTATTGATCGAGGCGGTTTCATCTGCGGCCCACACCATCAAACTTTCCTTGTGCATGCGCAAGCGATCGGCGTTGGCCCCCTCTTCAACCCGAAGCGTGCGGCTGGCGATCATCGCGGCGAAGGAAACGCGCTCCTCGTCCCCCCTCATAATCTCTTCATCGCCCCGCTTCGCAGCGGCCTGTTCCTGCTCCCGTACTTTGCCCTCGGATTCAAACTGCGCGCGAAATGCCGCCTCGACGCGGTGACTGTCCTCGATCTCGTGCTTGACTCCTTCCGAGCTGATCGAGTCCAACTTGGTTTGGTGCTTGATCGCCAGCGCCTCGATCTCGCCGTTGATCGTCGCCGCTTCCGGGGCTCCGCTCTTGCCGTGCAGCGCCGCATCTTGCGCCGCGAGCTCCTTCTTCCGCTTAAGCGCGATGACGGCATCCGCGTACATCTCATTCTCAGCTAGGCGCTCCGCGGCAATCAGCTTCGGCCACTTATCCTTGTCGATCGCAACTTCTTCGCGAACCAGCGCGAGTTGCTGCGCGATGATAGCGTCGGCGACGCCCTTATGGGCATCGATCTCAGCCTTCGCCGCCGCAAATCCCTCCGTGCCGGTTTCGATCCCCGCCTTCAGTGTGGCCGCTTTGCGCTTCGTCTCATAAAGCTCGCTGACGACGCGCAGCGCTTCCTTGTCACTGTTCGTTTCTCTTGCGACCCGCTCGAGCTCGGCCGCTTCTTCGAGCCCAAGCAACTGAAGCTCAACCTGAGTTTTCTTGTAGCTGCTGGCTCCGATCTCTCCCAGCTTGATATACTCTTCCTCATTTTTGAGCAGGGCGGCTTGCTGCGCTTCAGTCAGTTTGGTGATCGTCGCCTGCGCTTCGATGTTATCCTTCCCCGCCTTCATCGCTGCATCAGCGACTCCCTTCACATCTCCCTGATAAGCTTTGTAAATGCTGAAGGCATATCCGATGATCGGAACCAGGTTCCACCAGGACTTGCTTGCATCCTGGGCCGCCTTTTCGTAAAGGTCCATCGTCTCGGCGCCGCTCTCGGCAGCAACCTTGTTGATGTCGATAAGGTTTTGCTGCGCTTGATGCAAACTCTTGGCATGGGTCAGCGCCTCATCGGAAGCCTTGACGGCTTCTTTGAAGGCTTCTTTCTGCGCTTCCCCATAACCCATGATTGAATCGGTCATGTTTTCGATGGCGGATGGAACCTTGGCAAGCCACTCGACCACTCCGATGATGGCGACGGGTAGGAACGCAGCCGCCATGATCCCGGCCACGGGTCCGACGCTCGTCAGGAAAGAGCGCACGAAGCGCGGCAGCGCCACGCCCATCTCCTGCCCCATCCCCATCATGGCCATGCGCGCCTGCATGGCAGAGGAGCCCGCACGGGCCGTAGCTGGAGGGATGGTATCGACGGCGGGCGGGATCTTAACGATTTCCGGAACGGAAAGCGCGAAGCCCGAGCCGAACGCCAGGGATGCCTGCGCCGGTCCGGCAAACGACATCGTCATCTGCTCGCACGTATTGGCTGTCTTCGCGGCGAGCGTGTCCAGGCCCGGCAGGATTTGGCCCAGGTTAATGAGTGCCCCGACTTGAAGAACGTCCGCTATGTCTGCCATGTGATGTGGACCGAGCGTCTAACGAGACGCTAGTTGATGCCTCGTTTTATTTTCTCGCCTTCCGCCCATTCGATGGCTTCCCGCAAGTTCGGCGGCATGCGCGAGATTCCCGGCATGAGCGCCTGAAGTCCCGAGAACTGCTGCAACGATTGCTGCTCGCCGGGCGGCTCCCACCTGTCTTGCCTGTCTTGTCCCGCAGCCATCTTCAGCATGGGCGTTTTCCCCAGGAACTCGATCATCTCGATCGCCCGAGAAAGGCTCAGGTCGTCGATGTATTCGAAGGTCCAGCCGGTACGGACGATGAGGCTTCCGTAGAAGTCTCTCCAGTCGATGTTAGTGGAGAGCCCGGAGCCCCTTCGCTGGTTCCGGCCGGCGCCCTCCCCGGGACGGAGAGCCCGGATTGTCCCGACACGATGAGCAATAGGCTCTTCATGTTGTTCATGTCGACCAGCTCATCAATCTCATCAAAGGTCACGTCCGGATAGTTTCGGGAAATCGCCGCATGAATGACTTCCACGGCATCATGATGCTTCTCCGGAAGCGTCTCTTCGGTGATGCCCTGATTGAGCCCGCGAATCTTGGGCCAGAGTTGGCGCGCTCGTTTCGTGGAAAGGGACGGAATGATGTACCACTTTCCGCCCAGCTTGAACGGCTCGCCCTCGAACCTCACGGCGTCGGCGTTGATTTGTTGCTCCATGACCGGTCTCGTTTCCTTTCCGTTGTTTGAGGGGCGGCAGACTGCATCCGCTCAATCCCTGCCACCCCTCCGTTCGGTTGGTGGTGGATCTTAATACGAATCCAGCATGAGCTTGCCCAGCACGTTGGAAGCGTCAGCATTGGCCGATCCGTCGAAATCAGAAATCCAGAAATCTTCCTGCTTGGTCGGAATCGACAGGCTGCCCAGCGTGACATCGTTGAGCTGCAGGGCCAAGTACTTTCCCCGGAACTTGTTGTACAGCAGAATTTCGAGCTCCGGAGCATAGCCCATCAACTGATTCGTGAGAGTCACCGTCACTCCCACGTTCGAATTGTAGGTGTAGGAGATTTTGACGGCCCGGTCGACGGCCGCGTCCGCTCCCGAGAATGTGTAGACCCCAGTCGCGATGTTCGGATAGTACTCTCCGGCCACCGTGACGGCCGCCGCGTTCGGCATGCAGGTGAAAGGGTAACCCGTGGTGGCGTCCGTCACGCCCCAATCATCCAGAGCCGGCGTGTTGGTGAGGGTTGTCGTGTTGGTGTTCACGTTGACGCTGTGGGCTTCTCCGTCCACGATCAGCGCGTAACCCGCGGCTTCTGCTTGGCCGAAGTAAAGCTGATTCAACAGCGCCGGGTCGAAAACAGCCAGCTTGCCCTTGAGGGTGCAATCGAGCTTGCCGCGCGCCGTGGCCACGGGCATTTGGTATTGCCCGAACAGCTTCTTCAGATCGGCCTTGAAATCGACCGTGACCTCCTGCAGCACGCCGAACTTGAACGGCGTCGGGCTCACCGCCATGTTCCCGGCCACAGGCTTGCCAAATAGAACTCCTGATCCGAATTGAATGTTCATGTTCTTGTCCTCTCCTTAGGGCCGGGGCCGGGTCCGGCGGGTTCACTTCTTAGTCCACGGGTCCCGCCAGCATGTAAATGGGAACCGTGATCACGATCTGCTCGTTCACGACTTGCGGCATCACCTCGCCCTCGATCCAGGCATGAACCACGAGCCCGCCGAGCGTCTGCTTCTGATAGGGCGGTTGCGTCTCGAAGGCGTTTTGGATGCCCCAAATCAGCCGGTTCGCCGTGGCCACGGAAAGCGGGCTTTGATTGGGAACCATCGTTCCCTCCGCGCGCACGTAAAGCACCGCGATCGCGGTGAAGGTCCACTTCGCGGGTCCGAAGATCACTTTCTGCTCGACCGGCATCGGCCCTTCCACCAGGATCAGCGCGGGCATGTCGGCGGGCGCCACCTGGTCGGGAATCATGAAGGCTCGCGTCGAGCTCTTGATCTTGATTCCCCCGGCAAAGGTCGCCGACTGAAGCAAGGCAAAAAGCGCCGCATAGACTTGCTCCAGATAATCGGGATCGGTGAATGCCGTTGCCGTCATTTCAAAGCCACCGCCGCCGTCTCATAAACCTTCTCGATGATCCGCCCGCGCAGCTCTTCGAGCGATGTCGCCATGAAGGAGCGCTTGGGCAAGGGAGGATGGATCACCTTCATGACCACGATCCCTCCGGCCGATGCGAATGCCTGGGTCTGCCCCGGCCGCAAGCTCCCGCGCCGCTTGCCCGCCGCGAAGCGTAGTTTGGTCATCGCAGTTCTGCCAAAGCCCGCCCCCGCGGATCCTCTCGGAAAGAAGGCCAGCGCTTTCTTGTCACTCTTACCCGTCAGGATTCCCGGCAGGATTTCGTAAGTCTTCTCGCCGCCTTTCTCATGCACGGATGCCCACCAGAACATCCCACCGCCAGCTTGCACGCCTCCGCGCAGCGTTGCCCCGGCTTGCACGGTGGGCTGCTTCCGAACTGTCCCCAACAGGCCGCCCCCTCCGGCGTGCGATTGCAGTACTTCGCCGGAAAGCTTCTGTTGAATGCGAGCCTGAAGCTCCAGCATGAGAAGGTCCAGCGTGCGCGTCTCGGCCGCCAGGAGCTTGGGACCTTTGGTACGAAGCGCCGCCACGACGCGCTGATCGGAACCGTTGAAAGAGATGGTGATCACCGGATCGCCTTCCTCTGATAGAACTCAAAGACTTTGTCACACTCCGGAGGCCACGCCCAATCTTGATAGGTCGTCGTGGCGGATCCCCCTTGCGTGCTCACCGCGCGGGATTTCTGATCTTGCCAAGCCTTCCGCTTGTAGTTGATGGCCACGACGCAGCGCACGGCATATTCCAGATCAGCGGGCGCCGCGTTGATGTTGTAGCTGAGGATGGCTTGCTCGCCCTCATCAGCCGCGTTGAACACATAAAGCCCGCCCGCGCTCACCGCATACTCTCCGGCTGCCGGAGTGTTCGGCACGTTCACAAGAGGCGCGAGCGAGGGATAGTAACTGACCCCGGCATCGCTCACCCACGGGCCGGTGACAAGTTGAACCGTCGAGTTGGTCACGGTCTCCACATCATCGATGATCAGAGTTGGCAAGTAGCCCGCCGTGTAAACGATCTCGATGTTGCCCCGTCCCTCCAAGAAGACTGGCCCTCGCTGCCGAAAGCTAAGGGGTGTGGGATAGGGAAATCTCGAGTACCCGCCCACGCCTCCGCGCAGGATGATCGACTTTCGGGACTGATCGATGTAACAACCCCACACGTTGGCCGCGGAAGAGGCGGGAATGCTAGCCCCGCCCATGGTCACGCTCGACACGTTCAGAATGGGATAATTGTTGAGCATGAGCCGGGAGTTGCCGTTTCCGTCGTAGATATCGTCGTAGGTCGCAACGGAGTTGAGCGACTTCTGCCCCGTGTAGTTCAGCAGCCATTGCGAGAAAGCGGTGATGGATCCCTGGATCTCGATGTCATCCGTGGTCGATTGGACTTCCGCCCGTCGCCGGACAGCTTGCAGCGTCGTGAGGTCGATCAAGTTAGGGCCCATCACGCCTCTCTCTTGCGGTTTCGGGACGGCCGTCGTCTCGCCGCCAACCGCCCCGTCCGCCCTTCCGGATCGCCTGCCCGGTCATAATCAGACGCATCCTGAAGCTCTTAAAGATCGCCAGAAAGCGCGGCCACGGCCGGCATGTCGGCGATGAACTTGTACGTGCCCATGTGCGAGGTCCGCATCCAGGGCGCCATCCAGACCTTGAAGCCGATGGCTTTCGCATCGACGCAGAACCAGTAATCCTCGCTGTCGTACTGGTGCGTCTCCGGATTGACCCCAACTTTGAAGAAGTCGTGGATCGGCCCCGGCAGTGCGTTCGGATCGGTGCGCGCTTCGTACCAGCGCTCCGGATATTCCTTGCGAAACTTCTCGAACACGTTGCGTCGGATCATCATGATCCCCGTGCCCATGTTGCGCATCTCCTGCAGCTCGTCCATCCGGATCTCGCGCTGGCCGGTGAAAGGCTCGTAGTTGAACACGAAGTCCGCGGAGATGCGCGACATCTCATCGGGCGTGAACTGCCGGCCGTTCTTTTTGAGCGCCCGCCCGATGCGCTCCCAGTTGATCGATTTCTTGGCGCAGGGCGCCGCCACGATGTCCAGATCCATTTCCAGCATGGCGAGGATATCTTCGGGCTGAAAGCCGATGTCCGCGTCGATGAACAGAGCGTGGTCTTCATCGTGGTTCTTCAGGTACTCATCCACCAGCCGGTTCCGGCCGCGCGTGATCAGCGACTCGTTGTACGTGAACGTGTAGCTGAACCGCACGCCAAACTTCATCATCATCATGATGAGCCGCGTGAAGGACTCGAAGAAATTCACCGTGCCCATCCCTCCGTACATCGGCACAAGGATGTTCAAGGACTTGCCTTTCACACTCATTGACCGGCCCCTTCCTGAAGGTCTATTAGCGCTCTGGGCGCTCGCATCGACTCACTCACCTCGCGTCCACATTGGTTGCAATGCGGGCCGCCGTTTGAAATGACGACGCTGTTCTTCGCTCCGCAACAGGGACAAAACCCCGGGCCCGTGGGAATCTTCGCGGGCTTCAAAACAATGGCGGCAGGCCGGGGTGAGGTAGAGAACGTCTTCGCGCCGTCCGTCTTCTTGCTGCGGAAGTAAAGGAAATGCATCACGGCATCGACGTGATGCTCGGTCTGGATGACCTCAAGATTCCGCATCTGATTCGTCCAGCGCGTGTCTTCACCCCAGCCGCCCTCCATCGGCGCCAAGAGAGCCATCGCTGTTTTGACCGGGCAGAAGTGGACGATGTCCCGCCAGAGCCCCGCCTTATCCTGATACCAGGTGCCGTGATAAAGTGAGACGTGCGTGGGCGGCCGCGGGACGCCGTCCGCATACTCCTGGAATTCATAGCTCAGGTAATCCACGCCATCCAGAAACGGGAGGATCCGGGCGACGTAATCGGGAGACACCAGATCGTCATCGTCCACGAAGTTACTGTACATCCCGCGCGCCTGCTCGCGAAGAAGCTGGCGGTTATCACCGAGCCCGATTTCAGGATTCGAGACGCGCACGATCAACTCGACCTCTTCATGCCGCGTGACTTGAGGCTCCAAAACTCTCAGAAGACGTTTCAGGAATTCCGTCCTCGAGGCTTGCGTGGCCACCAGGATGCTCCAGCGGATTTTCCCGGGCGCGTTCATCGCGTCATCGCCTCCTGATGCTGGCATTGATTGCAGACGAGTTGGCCGTTCGACGGGATGACACATGAACTGCCGCAAGCTCGGCAATGCCCGTTCCCGTTGGAAGGGATCAGCGGAGTCATCGGCTGGATCGGCTTAAGAGCTTTCACGGGTGAGGCGATTGGAATCGCCTTCACGGTTTCCAGAACGCGCCGAAGAGGCGGAACCCAGGGCGGCGCGCCCATGGTGCCCGGCGAGTCTGTCTTCCCCGTGCGCAGATAATAAAAGTACAGGTCCGCATCGATGACATGCTCCGTCTTGACGATCCCCAGCGCTCTCATGCGGTCGGACCAGCGCGAGTCTTCCCCGGGCGGCCCTTCCATCGCCACCTGGAGCGCCAACTCCCGGCGCATCGGGCAGAGATGCAGGATGTCCCGGCACATCTTGTCAGGATGATTGACCCATCCCTTGTAGGCCAAGGACACGTAAGTCGGGCAGATCCGGACGCCATCCGTGAACTGCTGCACGTTGAAGGCGACTTGATCGACCCCATCCAGCAAGGGTAGGATGCGCTCAACATAATCCGGCGCGACCAAATCATCGTCATCGATCGTGGAAAGATACTCCCCTGCAGCCAGCTCTCGCATTCGCTCCCGGTTCTCTCCCAGCGGAAGATCCGGGTTGAACGGCCAGATCAAGACTTCAATCTCCGGATGTCCCTGCACCTGGGGATCCAGGCAGAGCCGCAGCCGTTTCAGAAAGTCCGCCCTCGAGGGTTGAGTCAGGACCAGGATCGACCAGAGCGGATGAATTATCAAGGCGCGCAGCTTCTCCGCTTCCGCCTGCCGCTCCGGAGCGAGCTTCGCATAAAGAATTCCTGGACGGTCCCGTCGCGCCCGATCCAGGTTCTCTTGCATCGTCCGATCCACCTGGGCCTTTCCACAGCTCCAATGCACGTGCTCGTTGACGAAGGGCAAGAAGCGTCGGCGCCCCAGGATGTTCGCGATATCGTTCAACCATGTATCGGCATAGTCACATGAGAAGTAGGGCGCCGTGAACCTTCCAAGCGCTTCGATCCAGCGCCGATGGATGATCGGATGAGTTCCAAACGTCTTCCCGGCCGCACCCAGGTCATCTCCATGGACCATCCACAGCTTGTCTGCGGAGGCAGTAAAGAAGGCTTCGACCATCTCATCCCAGCCCGGCGTCCGGAAGATCGCATCATCCCCCGCCAGCAGTTGAATCTCTCCGGTCGCCACTCTCGAGCAATCGTTCCAAAGGTCCGACATGACGATCCGCTTGCCGACCAGCAGCTTATCAATGACTCCTCTTCCCGCCAGCTCACTGTACCCATTGTAAGCCGGGTCATCATGATCGATGCGGCAGACGATCTCCACCTTCTCGCGTGCCGTCGAGCGCACGGAATCCACCATCCGCTTAAGCAATGCCGGCCGTCCGCGGCTTGGAATCAAGATCGAGATCATGCCTTTTACCTTTCTGCCATGGGATTGACGAACAAGATGCTGGGCCCGGGACTGCTTCGCGCCGCTGCAACTCGCTTCCATTCCCCTCCGCTCTGACAGTCCAGAACCTCGAAATTAGACAAGAGCGTGTTGATGATGTCCACCGAACTCTCCAGGGCTTGGACCCGCACCGGGCGATCAATGCACTCGATCAGATAATGATCGACATCGGTGAAGCGTGCTCCCAGGCCGCGAATCACGCAGGCTTCAGCTCCCTCGACATCGAGCTTCATCAGGCGCACGCGGCCAGGAGAGAGCACGCCATCGAGGCGTTTTGTTTCCACTCTAATCGAGCGGCTGCGATCATCCCGGTCGGCCGCGCCCAGGCTTCCGAAACCGTCATCGTATCCGGAGGGCA